GCAGTACGGCCCCGGAGGGCCCCGCTGTGTTTAGTGCTACGTCTACTCACTTAGACGTAACATCGGCGAGTCGATGTCATCACCGAGATGTCGGTGCGCTTGGACAGCGCTGCGGCATCTGAAAATGACATCCCCGTATTAACGATCATGCTGGGGTGGTATTCCCCCCACGCTTCCAACTTGATGTCTTCGACCCAACCCCGACCCCCAGAATCACTCACCGCGCGTCGCAGTTCGCTATCAGGTATGCGGTCTTTGGCCAAGACAAGAAGTGGAAATTGCAGCAGACAGCCGTGTGGTTTTGGCTGTTTTAGGAGGTCCTCCGCGCGTATGCTGCCACGCGCGGGCCTCGTGGTTACGGCCCCAAACACCAATCTCTCGAGGCAACGATCCTTGATGCGCAGCGACTTCTTCCAGCTGCTGCGCACCATGCTTGGCGAGGGGTCGATGCCGCACTCAGTGAGGGTGCGGATTTCAAGAGGAGAAGCGTGGGACGACAGGTAGGTGGTGGTGGCGAGCTTGGGCACGAGACTGTAGCCAAAGTCATCCGCCGTAGTGAATTCAGCCTTTACCTGTATTGACACGTGCCGTCCGGAACTCGAGTACTGGGGCCCCGAGTTGACGGCGATGTCCCCGAGGAGTATGCGGCGTAGAAGAGCGTCGTCCGGGCAGTCGTCGCCAAGTATACGCTTGACGGCCGACTCTAGGAGGAGAGGCGCCTTCATACCGTGTCCACGGTTGGCGAGGGTGCGGCAACCGGCCAGCATGGTTGTGAACCCCTCGAGTGGGTCCATCACGCTGTCCGAGTACCAGTTGCCCGCGATGAGGTTGGCTGTGGCGCGGGCCAGGTAACCGAACGAGTCACGCTTGTTGGACGCCACCCTCGTCAGTTCGGTACCTACATGCCCCACTGACTGTTTTGACTTGTTCATACGCAGTGGGGAGCGCATGACTTCTGTGATAATGTGGCCCGCGTCGGGGTAGTCGCGAGCACCGAGGTATACGTCGTCGCCGACGTGTAAGGACTGCCGCTCGAGAACGAAGTCCTCACCCAGAACGACCATCAGGTAGGCCATATTGAGGACGCTGTTGATGTAGGTAGTACACCGGTGTCCAGACATCAGTGTACCCGCGCTGCGTCCCACCCGCTTGCCCGACAGGTAGATGTCCTGTAGCTCGAAAGATCTCACGAGTTTGGCCGTGAGATCGGGCGGATACCCGGTCAGAGCGCAAGTCTCCTCAATCAGGATCTGCTGTGCCGAGGTTGTGTGGTGTGAGTTGAAGTCTGTGTAGTCCAACATCATACTGACACCAGACCTGTCCCTGCACCGCTTAACGCGCTCCGCGAGCCCAATGGAACCGCCTTTGCCTGGGTTAAGCAGGATGCGGCGCCCCTGCCAGGCCCTCTCGACCGGGGCCATGAGGTGCTCGAATGCCAAGTACGAGACCGTGTCACACGCATAGATCGCACGGGTCTTCCCACACTCCAGTTTCGGATTGCAGCTCACGAACGTTTTCCCTTCCCAGTTAGGTCTAGGGTCGTCGCGGACTGACTCTAGCCACGCACGCCTGTGGTACTTGTGGACGTGTTTTCCGCGGACCCCGACCATCGGCACAGTTTTGGACACCATCGAGCTGTGGCTGCCATTGACCGCCCACGACCAGCGTGACGACCAGTGCTCCTCCAGTGTCGGAAAATCAAGGGCGTAGTTCCCGTCACGGTGCCGCAATTCGTGGCGCAATACGCGGCGCACGGCGCTACGCAGCGCCACCGGGTCTAACTCGGCCAACATGTCCTCTTTGAGTGCAGCGAGGTTGCAGCGTTTGGCCGAATCAGAAGGTAAGTCTGTGCCAGGTACTCCACGACCCTGCAGCGTGTCAGTTTCGACTAAGAGGGCGCCGTAGCTGGACGAGTTGGCGCCTACCGCTTTGAGGTAGTCTGACACTTCCTTGGCCGCCGCGGGGTCAGTTATGGCGTAGTAAGCCCACTCGTAAGCGTGAGGGCACCAACGGCTCAGCGTGGCTGCATACAACAGGAATCCGGCGGCCTGGTCATGAGTGACGCCTTTGTCCCTGAGGCGGCGGAGGTACGGCCCGGCCCTCAGCAACTCGGTTGGCGTATGCTTGTACATATCACGCGCGATCTCGTCGACGTATATGTTAGCCTTCTCAATCGCCATGGCGTAGTTCTTCGGCGGGAACGCGGCCATCGCTTCGTCACGATCGACAACCATCGACGAGAAGCCAGCATCAGGCGGCATGGTCAGGTGTCCGCACAACTGGCCCGTGAGCAGATCCAAGTCACCCTGTTCCAGCGGCACCTGCACGGGCACAAAACAATGAAGGAAAGAGGCGGCTGAGCGCGCCAAGCGGGACGGAACTGTGTTGTTCCAACGAGGACGATAAACAAAAGAAATCTGCTGAGCGAATGGCATCCGTGCGAGCCCACCGACATCGTACGGACGAAGGTAACCCCCCAAGAGTTCGGTGAGGGTAGGCGGGGGCCCATATCCCTCAAACTCCACGGGGGTGTTTAGAGCGGCGGGGCTGGGGCCGCGTTCCCAGCGTCCGGCTCATTTGCGGGGCCGCTCACGTCCGACCCGTTGTCACCACCACTGGGCGGTGCTGCCGGTGGTGGCCCTGCCGGCGGTTGCGGAGGCAACGCTGGCCCACCACCACCTGGAAGGACACCGCCACCCCTAGGTGGGTATGGCGCGCCTCGCAGGGGCTGGTGGTGGGCGACGGGGTTCAGTGCCGCTCCACGGTCATCCCCCCGCACATGTCGGTCCGCGCCAGATGCGTAGACCTGGCCGTCGGCGACCCCAACCCGGTGGTCGCCTATGTCGGCCGCCATCGGGCGCCCCGGCTCGTCTTCCCAGCTCGGCGGCACGTTGCTGACCGAAATGACGGGACTATTGGCGTCACCGAGGCCCCGGTTTCGGATGGTCGCCTGGGCCAGCGAGATCGCCGCACGAGAGCGGGCACGTTTCGCCCCGCTATCACCGGCATTCGAAGGTCCGTTGGGGAGGCCCGTTGGGACAGTTACCCGCCAACGGACGGAGTACTGCTCGAGCTCGAACGCCTCCGGCAGGTCGCCGAGGGTTGCGTCAAAGTCCTCGTCCCACTCGACGATCTTGTACTTGGCCGCATAGCTCCCTTGTGTGTTGACGAACTCGGCCGGGGCTGGTATCGGCGACTGGCCACGCCTCCAGAGGTACGAGGAGATCGGGTCGGCGGCGGCGTGTTTCTGGGCTACGCGACCCCCAGTTGGCCCTTGGTCACCGGCAAGTACCACCGACTCCTCGTCGAACTGGTACAGGCGTAGTCCAGTCAGTGAGGCCGGTGTGCCAGCGTAAGCACAGATAAGCCCGCTTGTCCGGGCGGACCTCATCTTGAAGGCGATGGTTGCGTAGTTGGCGTTTCGCCCGTGGTCAAGCTCCCGCACCTTCTCGAACGCGGGCTGCTCACGCTCGACGCCTGGCGTAGTCAGTGCCCCGAATCCAGCCTGTTCAGCCACCGTTCCGAAGGCCCCGGCCGGTATGAGGCTAGTCGGTTCGATCCAGAAGTAGGGCGCGACCGTCTTATGCCTGAGGTGGCGGTCGTGGGCGCCATTAAGGTAGTCCCTGCCGACCGTACGAAAGACGGCGTCGGCAACGCCACTGACGGCACGAAGCCCAAAGATCGTGGTAAGTGCGTCCATATACACTGGCGAGAAGCGACCTAAGTCGGCTCCCACCTGCCGGCCCACGGCGTCTGCGTCTGCGTCGCCAAGGTCGGCCTCGTCGGTGCCAGGTGGCGACACCAAGCCACGGTTCGAAGTGAAGACCGTGGGGTAAGTCCCGCCGCTGGCTGTAACGCACGGGTCACAGTGTGCGACCGCGGCCGCACTCTTTAATGCGATTGCGTCGCACCAGGCACTGATGTGGCCAGTGAGGGTGCTCGCAAGGGGCGGCAAGCCGGGGTATTCGCGGAGGCTCGGGTTGATGCCTCCATACGGCACCCTGAAGGTGCAATGGCGGAACACACCCCTGATCCACCCCCCCTCGTCCGTGTGCCCGACAACACTCAAGACCGAATGCACGCCCCGCGTGACGGCCAGGGCGAAGACGTCTCCAGCGCCACTCTCCTCCAGGTTGGCTCCAAGGATACGCAGCGCCTCGACACACGAAGTGGCGAGCACGGCGTTGTCGACGGTAGGGACGATGGGTTGGTTGGTCCCCGCATCGAGGCGTAGGACATCCGTCGTGACCGACGCCCCCTCCCCGTTCGCAGCCGCCGACAGAACTGCGAAAACACCGTCAGACGTGGTCGTCTCGACGGTTCTCGGTATGAACACCGAGTTGACACTCGCCGTTTGAGGCGAGTCGAGCGTACCCAACGCAACGACACGTACGGGCTGACCCGCTCGAAGGTTGGCGCACGTCACCCCACCGTAGACCGACTGCGCGGCTACGGCCTTGGCGAGGCGTTCTACAATGCCCGCGAGATCCATCATTTCCCACTGAGGCGAGAAATTGCTGTATTTCCGGGCCCAACCCTCGAAGTTGGCAGCCTGTGCCGGGTTTATGGGCACGCTCGCATCCACCATCGTGATTTCCTCGTCGTTCTTTGTGAACGCTAGCGCGTCGTTGAGACGAGGAGTGCGCCTCCCGACTTCGTAGAAGATCGAGCGACGCGAGTACGTGAGTGAACCGTGCTCCTGGACTCCGATAGAGAGCCCGGAGCGGTATCGCCGGTAACGGTCCTCCTGTTGGAGGAGGCCACCCGGAACCCCGGCGAGAGTCCCGGACAGCATGCTGCTCACAGCAGCTTGGAAATTGGCGGTTGACGCCATAGCTGAGAGTTAGTCGTTGGTCGCAGGTAGTATGAGGTGCAGGTCGGATCAACGGAACCCTCCCCGCCAGCACACCTATACTATGTCCTAAGCCATGTCCACCCTTTTCAGGGAGTAACGAGGCGTAAGGGGTATTAGCCCTCCGGATCCCACGTTGCGGCCACCCTTGTTACAGAGCACCGCGCCAACACTGGCAGCCCGCGTCATCGGCAACCTGGGGGTTGATCCTCGGCGGACTTACA